GATAGATTGACACCCTTGCACAGAAGGTGCAAGTCTCGAATTCTATTTGGTGTTGTACGAGCCGAGTCTGCGCCCACAACACGGGGCATACCAAGAGTCACGTAGAATCTATTCTGGTGCGCCATCCCGTCTGTTTTGACGAACTGGACGAAGTCGTTATAAGAGAAAGACATTAAACTTTCCTCGCTGCATTGGTGGAGTTCCTCCAGATCTCGTTCACCGAGGCACCTCGGAACTGTTCAACTGGTAGTAGCATTGCAGTAGCCCAGTCGCTAGAGTGTATTGCTTTGAACTGAGTCTGCACATGTGAGAACAGGTACTTCTTGACGCAGGGTGCGGCGATGGCAAACTTGCTAACACCAGAGATGACCTGCCAGCTAAATCTCAACTTCGTGTGTTCGTCCATTTTGGTGTTGTTTCTGAATTCAAGCAAACGATCCAACAGTTTGGCTCTTAGATCGTATGGCAGGTAATGCAAGTTCAGACCAGTAAACGAGTTGCCATCCTTAGCGAACGGGAACACTAGTGGGAAAGTGTCGTAATATGGTAGAGTTTCTTTGTGCTTGGGGTCGTAAACGAACATATACATATGACCCGGGACGATCATGTTGCCCTTCGACCCGACGTCGCCACGCATGAAAGATTCCGGCTTCATGGTTGTGATCTTTCGCATGTCCGCGATCTGGGCTCTGAACCAAGAAGCAGATTTGCCACGCAAGTCTTTCAACTCCACATGGTTCTTTGTCAATAGCGAACCAAGGAGGCTCTGTGTCATTTACCTATCCCCAATTCTTTTTCCGTTATTACCATGAACTTGGCTCCCCTATCCTCGGCGTACTTCTTAGCAGCCGCCCACTTTGATTGGTTCTTCACGTAGGTTTCGACCTCATTNAGATACCTCGGCGTCTGTCTACCCTTGAACTTGGGTGGCTGNGTCTGNGCGTACGGCTTGATTTCAACCAGATAAGAAGATACGTTCCCGTTGGCGTCCCTGATCTTCATGGTAACATCCACAAAGTACCGGTGAATTTTATTGTCGGTGCCGCACACATACGGAACAATCGTCTCCTCCGATGACCAGAATATAACCGATGGGTTGGTATCTGCCCATATGAAAAACCGCTTCTCCCAGGAAGACCTAAATACGATCTTGGTCACATCTCCCCTGTATTTGCTGGGGTTGATGGGCTTGAATATGCCTTGATTGTATCGTGCCATAAATATATTTATGTATCCAACGAACTGGTAAATCAAGATGGCATCCATCGACAAGAACAACACCCTATTCAATTTCAACACCGGCACCTATATCAAGACTGAAGACAATGCGGGTGACGGGAAATATAGCGTCGGGTATTCCACCTACCCCGCCGACTTGTTGGCTAGTGGCGGCGCGAAGTATGGCAATGCGTGGGTGATGTTCAACATCAACGTTCAGGGACAGACTGAATATGGTAAGGGNGGNGGTTACTCNGGNTATGAATATGTCGAGTTGAGTGANGTCGAGAAGCGCAGAAACTCAGAATTTGATGCNAGAGATCAGACTACGGGGCAAGCAACCGCNGCCGCNGCNACAAGCGGAGCAGNGGNGGGCGNNTTGGGCTCNNTGGGNGGAAGCGCGCTTAGGGGGTTCCTAGGTTCCAGCGGTGGTGGTAACGCAGGTGCGGCAGCCATACGAGGCGCTGGAGCGGGGCTTCTTTTTGCTGCCCCGGCAATGCTTTCTTCGGGTACTGCAAAAAGAGAAACAAAGCGTATTAAACACGCCATTCAGCTCCCGATGCCCAATAGCCTTATGACCGGATACAGTATTGATTGGGGCGAAGATCCAACTGCTCTGTTCGACATGATGATGAGAGCCCCGGGTCTAGGCGCTCGTGCGGTTGGCTCTGTTTTTACTGGCGACATGAAAACGGCATCTTCTCTGGGATCACAAGCCGGAGATGCCGCCACTTCCCTTTCACTCAGTATGAACAAGACAGGCAATAATGGTGGCATTTCTGCAATGACTGGCTTGGCTGCAAACCCCAAGAAGGAAATGATCTTCAACGGTGTTGGGTTTAGGTCTTTTACGCTTGAGTATAAGCTATCACCCAAGAACTATTCCGAACAGATGAGCATCGACACGATCATCCGACTGTTCAAGTTTCATATGCACCCAGAGTATAAATCCGAAGGTCGATATACCTTTATCTATCCTTCAGAGTTTGACATCACATTCTACACCAAAGATGGTTCGGAGAATAAGTGGGTCACGAAGATTGCAACATGCGTGTTGACTGACATGCGAGTAAACTATACCCCAGATGGTCAGTGGGTCTCCAATGAAGGCAATCCGGGCAATGGTGCCGGCGCTGCGCCAAACTCGTATCAAATTAGCATGACGTTCAAAGAACTGTCCATCCTCACTAAAGACACCGTCGCGGCAGGATTCTAATTATGTACTTTTCAAGATTCCCAATCACGAGGTTCCAGGTCTCGCCGCCTTCATATAAGAAGTCTGCACAGTATGTGAACCTGGTTGACATCACGCGCAATGTGAGATTCAAGAAAGAAGTCATCGACAACATTGTTCTTTATGACTACTATGTCATGAGGGAACACGAAACCGTCGAGATTGTTTCGGAGTATCTCTACGGTTCGCCGTACTACCACTGGGTGCTGATGTTGCTTAACGATCGGTATGACTACCGCAAAGATTTTGCGATGCCCAATGATGTGTTCACTCAATACATTATTGCCAAGTATGGCTCCGAAGCTTCGGCGAAACAGCTGATCGTGGATCTTATCTCGGTCCGAGGTACATCTACTACCGTTGCCGTCGGATCAAAGAAACCCATCTTATCTTTTGACCCCNCACTCAACACCAACGNTGTCAAGCTACTTGACGAGTCNACCGGAGCTATTACACCGGCAACCGCAGCAGACTTCCAAAACTTAGATTACGTNAGNCCNGTNTTCGCTTACGATTACGAATTGGAGTCAAACGAAAGCAAACGTCGCATCAAAGTGGTAAGTCAACAACTTCTGAACACGATTCTCAGAAACTTTAAGGATCTGATGTGAGCGAATCATCAAACGACCAACGTCTAGAGCCCGGTGGTATCAAGCTAAACTCTGCGGTTATCATCAACCACCAGAATCAAGCGATTGATGTATCTCAGCTAGTCATACAACTCATGCTCTATGAGAACATGTTCGCACCGTTTATTACTGGCGAACTACAGATCAGCGATGCCGCTGCCCTGACCGAACTTCTGCCTTTCATCGGTGAGGAAATGTTGGTGCTTGACATCGAGACCCCGTTCCCCGGCGATAGCCCGCCAGAGCTCTTTAAGAGAAAGGCGGCTTTCATGATCTACAAGATGTCTGGCAGAGAAAACGTCACCCAGAAGAACGTGACGTATACGCTGCACTTTGCTAGCATCGAGGCTTTTACGGATGTGAACAGCAAGATCTCGCAGACATTCAAGGGCAAGATATCTGACACGGTACGGAAATTGATCAAGGCTAAACCCGGACTATTCTCCAAGAAAGAAGTGGCGATAGAGCCGACCGCCAATGCCGAGATTCACACTTCCAATTTCTGGTCACCAACACAGAACATCTTCTATCTGACATCTAGAGCAGTCAACGCCAAGAACAACCCAACCTACACATTCTTCGAAAACAATGAAGGGTTCGTGTTCGGTTCTTTGGATGGCCTCATCAACGCGCCAAAGCTGCAAACGTTTACTAAAGATCAGAAGACTCGCCAAGGTAACGAAGCACAGAGCCTTGAAGAGGAATACGGTAAAGTGCTCGACATGTCAACTCCCGACTACTTCGACTACTTTACTAGAGTGCAGAATGGGTTCTACGGATCTTCCCTGTATCACTATGATATACAGAGCAAGAGGTTGAACTTCATCAACCGTACCGACAAAGACAACTGGGAAGGAAAACACGCCCGGCTGAACCCGCATACCCCATATGGTAAAGAGCTACAGTTCCTGCCCGAAGCAGCATTGAAGACTCAGGTTATCCATTTGAACCTATTCAACAACTCGCCAAACCTAAACGTAGAGCACATACC